TCTTTCCGGACCGCCCGAGAAGTTGAGAAATTGGGATTTTGTAAAGCAATGGCACGCACCAGATCAGTTAGAGAAATTCATAGATCCTGATGAGAAAAGAGCCGGCAGTAGACTTGATTATGACGATGAAGTTTACGAAAAAGCTTATCAATTTTGGGTGCACATTGACACCCATGAGGAGTATCATGAAGTTGAAGTTAATGTTCCTGAATATTTTCCTCCAGAGCCGAATATACCTACTTCCATTCCAATTGAAGATGAGGAAGGTTTCATAGAAAAACATTCCATGTTAATGGAGAGATATATAGGTGAATTAAAACAGAGAGGAGAATATTCTTTGCAGTTGCCTGATGAACAGCAGCAGAGAAAAGATGCTGTAAATATCATGCAAGCATTAGTTGATAAGGAACCTGGGCCAAATAGACGTATTAAGCGGTTTAATGTACTTAGACGCTTGAAAGCCGGAAACCCATACGAGGATCCTACCAAATTTATGCCGAACATATATAATTGGGGCTTGAGGCAAATGGCCAATGATAAGGTTTCTTATTTGGCTGCCTATCAGCAAAGAATCAGATTCGCTTCTGTTGAGGAAAACCTCGAACAGATCAAAACTCAAGAGGAATTTGGTCATCTTTGTTGGAGATCTCTGACTGAGTATCTTGGGTGGCATGGAGAAGTCTCTTTGAATGAGCTACAGTATGACAAGTGCGTTGAAGCTTTCCAGATCAGAAGAGGTGACAGAAGTCAAGCCTTGAAAAGAATGTCTCTTAATAGGGCTGAACCTGATTTTGGAATTCTCATGACTGCAAAGACGCAATGGAAGCTCAAAGATCGTGTTCAGAGTGCCGCAAAACCTCTTCAGCCTGTTATGGTTCATGCTGACGAGTATTTATTCGAATTTGGTCCTTGGGGAATTTATTTATTAGAGAAAATTATGGAACATAAGCCGGATTATTGGCATTTCCATGCTAAGAAAACTCCCGAAGATTTTGGAGCTTGGGTTGCGCGATCATTTGTCGGAGACGACATGTATCAAATGAATGATCAAAAGGGTCAAGATCAAGCTGTGCAAGGCTGGGCCGTTGTTATGTTCGAACAACTTATGAGGTATTTCTCAATTCCTGAGAGTGTAATTTCTCGTTTCAGATTGGATAAAGTCTCAAAAGAATTAAGAGGTAGAATCATGGCTATTATGACTGATAGCGGTGAAGTCTGGACTTATTTAATTAATACTTTGTCTTC